TGCGGTAAAAGTCCTTTCATTGACGTCAATTCCGTCCGGCTTAAAATCTATATTGTAGGTGGGGTCCACAAACGCTTCGTAAGAATTTCTTTCGTGGCTTATTTTAAAAACAGATGGATCCCCAGTCAAAGTATGAAAAGTGGAAAGCACTTCATTCATCTGTTGCTGGTATTCTGTTATAACACTCACAGTGTAGGTGCATTCTATGAAAGTCGGCATCGGGATCATCAGTGTTTCGTAAACAATGTTCTTATTTTCCCCAGGAAAAGTCTGCCTGTTTGCATTCATGCCTCCGTCTGACTTCCTGATAGCATTCGCATTAGCAAAATTTGCAGTTTTATCCTGCTTTATGCGTCTGGCAATCGGGATCGATGCTTTGCGCTTATAATAATCAAAATAAGGGGGTATATGAACTCCGTATTTTGCCTTGTTTGCTGGGTTTTGCATCACAGAGGTCTTTGCAATTGAAATTATAGGGTAGTTTAATGTTCTGCCGTTTGGTCGCAATTCTTGGTCGTTTGTTGTTCTAAGGTTTTTCACTTGATGGGCTCTTTCGGGGATAGAAAATATAATCGGAACCTTCTCGAAACCTTTATTGCTTGTGACGTAAATATTCAATTCATCATTTATGAAATTATACAAAGCATAATCAATTGTCTCAATCGTAGAAGACTTTATGGTGTACGAAGCAGACAGTTGCGCCTGCTGTGGCTGAGTTCTAACTGGCATTAAACAGTCCCCTTCTTGCTTGCTTTCCAACCGCAGTTACCTCAACAGAAGTCTCTGTGGAAGTAAACGCACTATCTTGACCAAATATATAACGAGGCTCAAATACGTCAACAATTTCAAAATACATCTCATCGTACTGCATAAAATCCCCAAGGCGCACAAACAAATCTTGATCTTCTGCTAATCGGCGCTTGTGCATGTGAACATTTATATTATACAAATTGTCGAACCCAAACTTTTGCTGGACTCTTTCTGAGCCCACATACTCTACCAATGCATATACCCTAACCGGGGGCAAGAAAGTTTTATTAATTGCCTCTCCATAAAGGGGGTGGTAGTTTGTTCTTTCCATATCAATTGGATAGTACAAAACCTGTTGTCCAACAATCTTTTCAATGACCTCATCACTGATTTGTTTGACAAAGTTTCTTTCCGCCTGCCCAACAAAAAGCGGCGGTGGTGGGGTGCTTGGCTGTGTCCACCTGTTTGATCGATCAGACATCTAACTAGCCCACATAAATGCCGTGAGGAATATTCTTAAATACATTGTTAATACTATCTTGCATTGCCGCATCTCCCTCGGCTAACTTACCATACACCAATTCATCTAATACAGTTTTAAGCTCATCACGCAATGCGTTTTGTTCTTCTTTTGCCTCCGAAATAAGGGCTGCTCCGTTCAAGGTTATGTCATTGCCCGGTATGGGGATTGATGCAAGTTTTGACCTTACTTGTCCTAAAGTTTCTTTACATAGGGATAGTGCAAACCTTCTAATCCACTGTTTCCCAATGCTATTAATATTTTCATAAGGAATATTCGGAAACGGCAAGGCGTTCATATTATTCACACCATCGGCACCATAAGTCCTGTCAGCCTCTTCTTCATAAGCGTCCTCGGCAACCCTAAACTTAACCCAAAAACTGCTCGGATTTAAGCCGTCAGGCGTTGGGAATATCCTAAGCCTATTATTGTTAATCTCAAATGAATAATGAGAGGCTCTCACTTTCATATCTTGTTCATATGCATATGCTTGAAGAACATTTTGCCATGCTGGGACAACTTGGAAGTTTGCATCATCAGCATACATTCCATATGTTGACAGGTTTCCGACAGTACCAACAGATGTTCCACCAAAAAACCTCCAGGCTGCCCTCGGGGTTTTATAATAAACTTCGTGAATCGTTACTGACCCAGAACCAACTTTGTTATAAAAGGGTTGACTTGAGGTGAGAGATGCGCTATAAATAATAGCCTGCAAATCATAATCCTGAACATCTCTTGAGGCAGAAAAGGAAGCTGAATACAATGCTTGACTTGCTCCCACGCCTGCGTGCAGACTTGCCCCTCTGCCAATGTGAGTAGCATACCCCAACTGGAACCTGGGGAATTTTAGGTTGGCGTTTGTACTAAACGACCCTGTGAATTCACCATCTTGGTCGAAAGTTCCTGTGGTGTTACCCATCAAGTCTGATAATACATTTTTTGCCTGATGTGTGTTTATAAGATACGAATATTCTAGGCAGGCTTCTTCGTAAGCGTTGTAAACATTGTCTGTTGTAATTTCTAAGTCAAGGATGTTACCGCCTAGTTTATTATAAACATATGCAACTTGATCTACAGCACCACTAACAAAGTGTGCGCTGCCACTATAAATACCGTAAGCTAAAGCACTTGCGACCTGCGTAGCACTCCCTGTCGAAGTCAATATTAGGGCACTCGTTTGGCTCTTAGGCGACAAATTAACGGGCATTAAAAAATCCTCTTAATTTAAATGAAGACACTTGGTCTTAATAAATAGTTTTGTCCAATGTAGTTAGCATATAAAAACAGAAAACCCCGCCACAAGGACGAGGTTAACTGCGCTGTTATTCAGTCTTTAGTTAATTTACATTAACCGTTAAGATCATAGACAACAACAAGCCCGTACATATCAGGACGCACCATCTTCTTGGCATAGCGAGTCATGACACCCTTGCGGGGCACGAAATCTTCTGTACCAAAAATGGTCGGCGTGACTTGCAGCGGAACATACGGAGCGTACACATAGCCGCTTTCAAGGAAGCTACTTCCCTTACGTCCGACCAGAACCACGTTCCGGATGAAGTAAGGATCAACATAGATATCCATCTTGCGACTCAAGCTACCAACGTTGACAGCGCCCCAAGAGCCCTTGTCTTCGTCAGCCTTGACGCTCGCCTTGAATCCACTGGTGAACTCAAGGAGGGAAGCCACTTCAGGAGAGCAAACCAAGAAGTTTGCGCCGCCACGAAGCGTCTTGCGGTGCATACGAGCACTGAGATCATTAATGGTCTCAAGAAGAGTCTCGTACCACTCGCTCACCGTACCTGTGAAGGTCGGAGCCAAGCTGTTGGTAAGGTCGCTACCGTCATTGCGGCTAAGGAACTTACCAGGGCGACGGCTCCAGTAAAGCGTGTCAGCGGATGCACCAGCGACCAGATCCGAAAGGATCTCTTGATCGATTTCAAGAGCGATCTGCTCGGAAAGAATGCTTGTCAACTCAACTTCAGCGTCGAGGTTGTGATAAGCGTTCAAGTCCTGAGCAAGCTCGGGGCTCCATTTAGCCTTGAGCTTCTTGGTGACCGCTGTGACAGCGGTGCTGTCCACCTTGATGTCGATCTCTGGGATCTGCTGATTAGCTTCAAGTCCCCAGCTTTGGTTGCTGTTACTACCTGCAAGAGCGCCGAAAGGATCGCCTGCGGCGACAAATTCGTCAGTCTTCGGGAAGTACACAATACCACCGACGGAGGCACCGCCAGCAGTAAATCCACCCATGGACTCAGAAAGCTGAACCGATGAAAGCGAAGCGTTGCGGCTAACGCCCACAACAAGAATTCTGTCGGTTCTTGTTCCCGAGAATTGGGTCAAGCGGCGGGCGTGGTATCCGCCACCGTTAGTATCTGCAACAGCCTTGACACCAAGGTTACCAGCACCATTGGTACCCGAAACCACGAGAGCAGCAAGGTTGTCAGTGTTCACACCATCGCTGTTAGCAATGTCGAACTCACCAATAACGAACGTCGAAGTACCCGAGATCAGATCTGGGTCACGACGAAGGGTCTTAACATCAGCCGAAGATTCGTTCGCACCGAACGTACCCGAAGCAATGATGGTAATACCCGTGATCGAACCTGTGGGGCTCGAAAATCCGTTACCAAGGTCGTAGAAGCTCTTCTGACCAGCAGCGTCAGCCAAATTGGCACCGCTCATGATCTGACGACCGACTCGTCCTTGACCGTAAATGGATTCGTCGCCAGTAGCACCGAGGCGGTGGACACTACCACTTTGGTCAGCGTCGCCTGTGGCGCTATCGGGACTGTACACGAAGTCCATAAAGAAAATGAGTCCACTGGGTAGACTCATGGGTTGGACCGAAACAAGGTCCTGAGCCAACAATCCACCGAAAACACGGCGAACGATTGGGAAAGCAACTGAGGCAAAGCCTTCAACATCTCCTGCTTGCATCGTGGTTTGCTCCTTGAGCAATTGAGCAGCCTGGTTTTCCAAGAGGCGAGCCATGTAACCACGGCTGTGGTCACTAAGTCCCTCAAGAAGACCAGTCTTCTCCCACTTGGAGAGTAGAGCTTCACCTTCATTGGCAAGAGAGCGTTGTCTGATGCCTTCTGTTAGTGTGTCAATCATAGACATAATAAAAAAATCTCCTTTTATTTTTTATTGTTTATACCTGCGAGCGTAGCCCAGCGATTTACTACCGGATTACCGTCGGTGTTTTCTTCCGTGCGGCGTCCACTAAGAATAACTGAAGATCTTCTTGATACTGCTTCAGACAACGATTGTGTGGATTTCTTTCCAGAATTACCCGCCATTGTCTTTTGAAGGGTCTCAAAGACCATCTTCGCTTCTTCCACCGACCGTGCGCCACCGACCAACTCAGCAATTTTAGTTTTTTGCTGCTCATTCAAGGAGGTGTCTTGTAGAACACGATTCGCATATAGTAACCTAGCATTTGATAGGTTAACTTCTTCTAATCTATCTTTAACCTTAATGATAAGGCTCTTTAATTCTTTGTTTTGTTTCGTCAGTTGCTCATTCTTCATCTGAAGGCGGGCTGTTTCTCTGCTTGCATCTTCTATGTCTTTTTTATCCATTCCGTCATCGGCGACAGATGCTACAAAAACTTCTTCTTCAGCCTCTTCTTCCTTTTCAGCCTCAACAGCCTCTTCGGCAACTTTTATATCTTGCTCGTCTACGTCAACAACAAGCATTTCTTTAAACATATCCATCAACTCATTTTCGTTGATTTCGATTTCATCATCTCTATTTGCTGCGGCGATGGGCTCTTCTAAGTCAATACCCACCTCGGCAGCTAGATCATCCCGCCCAAGCTCAAATTCTTCTTCGCCTGCGTCAGCGTCGTCTTCGGCAGCAGCAATAATCTGATCAAGATCCACAACGACTATTTCTTCTTCTGCTTGGTCAGGGTCGTGGGACATAGGGACGTCAGCCATGATCGGACTTTCCTCTTCCTCTTCTCCTGCCAGGGGGTCTAGACCCATTTCCTCTTCGCCTGGATCCTGTTCCAAAAGCTGCTGAATCGCTTGTTTTACTTCGGGGGCATATTTTTCAACCACCGCTTTTTCAGCACTCTTGATAGCTGCTTCTCGAAGTGCTTGGGCGTCAACGATTGCCTGATCCAGCATATTTGACATTAAAGTTCCCCCTTTAAAAATGAAAATACATCAAAATATATAGTTATTTGTGTGTTCAATCGACCAAGTGTTTCTCAAGTAAAGTTAATCAGATATTCCTGAGCCAGTAACGGTTGTCATTTCACCCGATGAAATATTTGTCAACTCAGCATAAATGTCGTATTGAGTTGTCCCGCCGCCTGGTTGTGAAATATATAAATCTTTCATTCTGCCATTTAGGACAATTGAGTTGCTTCCAGAGGAGGCATGACCTGCGGCTAACCCTGCTGCACCTGATACGGTTATATAGTGATGAGTTGTTGCAGGAGTGTTCATTGCACCAGTTGGCACAAAGTGAACTCTCAGTGCGTGCGCTCCATGATTAACAACTGTAACGGACTTAGCAAGAGGGTCAAAAGTGTGTCTATCTTCGTTACTTGCCGCTAGCGCCTCTGACCCAGAAAGGTAGGGTAGTCCCGCCACCTGATATGAACCCACATTTAAAACACCCGGAGTGCCATATGAATAGTTTCTTCCCATTATTTTCTTCTCCCACTTTTAGGGTTCGACCTTTTTTTATTAGTCGGAGTAAATAGTTCTAGTCTTTTCTTATTTACCTTATCAATCAATCTTTGTCTGGTGGCTTTTCTGATTCCTTTAAGCACAGAAGGCTTCTTATAATATGTTCTGTCTTTGAACTCATCAATAATTCCATCTCTCTTTACCTTCTTTATAAATTTCCTCACCATCTTTTCTGCGTCACCTCGGCACTCATCAGCCTCAACTACAATACAGCCTCTAATGCGTGGTTTTCTACTACGTTTGAATGATTTGTTTCTTTTCATTTCTTTCACTTTCTTATTCCGGAAGCAACTGCTCCCCATTTGCCCATTCCAGGCAGGTTACTAATATCTACTCCAGGCTCACCTCCGGCAACTCCCGCTAAAGGACCCTTGCTATCGCCAGGTATCGGGGTCGTTCCTTCAAAAAGCTCAGGGTTAGAAAACTTCTGTTTTACATGGTCATATCCATTGTTCCCAATGGCTGACAAAACTTGCTTTTTGGCTTCCGACACATTTTGCCGTTGTGGCTTGGGCGGTG